TCGTCCCAGTACATAGCCATTGTTCCTGTTGGTCCAGTAGCAGTAGTATCATCAGCATACTGAGTACCACCACCGAATGTAGCGAATCCTCCAGTTGAGGTAACTACAACTGTTTTTAATGGAAATTGGTCGCCTATAACTTCTGTGTCAAATTGAATACCACCAATAGAGCTTCCACCCATAGCAGTACCAGCGAATACATCTATTACTCTATTATCAGCCCCTAATACTTTTACATAGACAGGTTTTTCTTTCTTATATAAAGATGAAGCAAAGGTATTGAATCTATTTATTGATACAGTATTTGCAGTTTCTATAGCTCTTACTACTGAATTAGTATCTACTACCTTATTTATAGGTGTAGGCAATTTAATATCCTTTAGATTGGCTATTGTCATAGAACCAGGGAAATTAACATCTGGCATCTTAATCTCATCTAAGTTATCTACGCTTACAGCACTTAATGGCTCTGGGATATTCAAATCAGCGAGTATCTTGCTCACTTCTTTTAGTTCTGCGACTACATCTTTGCTTTCTACTGTGCTTTCTATGTAGATTTTTCTATCTAACTCATTTGGCAGATCTTCTATCTTATCCATCAAATCAAGCATTACCTCTACCTTGCCATCTTCTTTTTCCCACTCTTTACGGACTATCTCTCTACGAGCAAGTCTAAGGTTCTTAATTCTCTTTTTGTTTGTAATCTTTTTAGCTTTTTCCATTATTCGTCCTCGTTAATTAGCTCCCCGTTTATAGCGTCATCAACCTTCTTTTTTAAATCTATTAAACCTTCTGATTTAATTTTCTTATCTGCTAATTCTTTTGTTATCTCTACTCTTATTTCTTCTTCGCTCTTTGTGTATATAGGAGCAACTGCTTTCTCTGATACAACTGGCAGAAGTACACATCTACAGCTGACGTGCAAAGGTGGAGCATCTATAGTGCGATAATCTAATCTCATTGGTGTTTTAGCTTGACCTAAGAATGAATCACCTTTATTAAAGAATTTAACATCTACATCTACAGTTTTCCCGTGCATACCATTACAATAAGGACACACTCTTTCATCTACAGCCGTATACCATACTTTCCTTGTAACATTACCTGCTTGTTTCCAAGCATTTAGTTGAGCTTGATTAGATGCAGTAAATACTTCATTTCTGGCTATCAACTCAGCTCTTTTAGCTTTCATACCTTTAAAAGCTTTCTGTACTCTCTTACGCAGATCAGGCATACCTTCTCCTAATTCTATACCAGCATTAAGTTCTTTTTCTAATTTAACAACAGTAGTTCTAACAACACCCTTACTGAATCTCTTTATGCTTTTCTTTAGTTCTGCTTGTATACCTGCATTATCAAAATCAAATACTTCACCTACTCCAATAAATGCTAAAGCAGCTTGTCCTTCTGATTTTGTTATCTCAGTAATAATAGGATTGAATGTAGCTATCCACAACCCTATAGCTTTTTGAATATCTAATATCTTTTTCTTTTCTACAGATTTGGTTGAGTTTGTAAGATTAGCGAGTGTACTTGCTTCCATAAAAGAGAAGTTATCTATACTGGCTTTAAATGCTCTTGGCTCAAACTTTTCATTACGAGCTACCATTTCTTTTTGAAACTTAGCTCCTTTAGCTTCAAAGTCTAAATCTATACTATCTAAGGACTTAATTACTTTATTTTTCAAATCATCTTTAGGTTCGACAGTCTGCTTTGGTAGGCTTGGCGTACTCGAACCTTTCATCTCATCTCCACCCTCAACAGGTTCCAAACCTTTATTTGCTCTAACTTCATTGACTGTTAGTATTCCATTCTTAACTAATTCTGTTTCTTCTTTTAATACAAGCTCTCTGTTAGATGGTGTGGGGTCATCAAAGTCAAAGAATAGCCCATCTGTACCAGCAAACTTAGGCAGGTAGAAATTGTTTAATGCACTTATAAAAGCTCTTAGCATAGGTTTAATAGTGTTTTCTGAGAATACAACTGCTCCTGCTTCTGCATTAGCTCTGTTTACATCTTCTGTAATAGCCATAATAGCTTTAGGTACTCTAAAGATAGCCAGTATCTCATCTCTGGTCATTCTCTTAAGATTAACAAAGTCCATATCTCTATTGGTAGGTTGTAGGTTTTTAATGTCTTTAATACTACCTGCAAGTAGTGTCATCTTGTGTGAGTTCTCTACACCTTGATGTTTAGTATTCCATTCAGCTTTCATTCTCTCTGTGTCCTCAGGGTCAAGACTTGTGTTCTCGTCCATAATAATAGCTACATCTGGTCTTGCAGAGTTCTCAAAGAATTTCTGGTTCCAAATAGATGAAGCAAGGTTTGAATCAATCTCAAACGCTGCAGCTTGAATAGTACCTATACCAACAAAAGGATTGATAGGATTAAATGTTTTAAAGTGAGTTACTACATCTCTGCCGAGCTTAATCTTCTGTCCTTTACCTGTGTTGTAGACATACCCAGCTATGCTTAGTCCTGACTTAGTAGGCACTACAGTAACTCTTGCAGGGTCTAATGATACTTGCACAGTCTTGTTTTCTTCATCTTCAATAAACGCCCAGTATACATTACCATTTATTAACATATTACTTGCGTAATCAACCATAAAGTCTAAACCAGTCATAAAGTCATTTGGTTTATTCAAAAAGTCCGAAGCCTGATGATTGTCTACTTCCACCTTATCTTCTTTAGTTCCTCTGTATAGTTTAATAGGTACAGAAGAAAATGCGTTGGCTATTGCGTTTATAGCTCCAAAAACAATGCCAATATATCTGTCATTATTCTTTCTGCTTGTTGTAGCCTTTCTAAATAAATTACCTACATTCCCTAAAATCGTACTCATAGAGCTTTGACTTCTATAATCATCATCTCTCCCTTGAAATGACTTAGTTAATTTCTCCCATAAAGTTACTCTCCCTTTATGTTGTTTTTCCATAGTTATAATATTCTTAATGTACTAATCTTTTTACTTGCTAATAGTGAATATGTATCTGAATGAGCATAATGGTCATCTCCAACACGCACCCACTTTGCCTCTTTCTCTCCAGTCTTTTCGTCTTTTTCAATTACAATTCTTTTAATATTTTTAAAGTGTTTTAGATATTCTTTATAGTTCTCAAGATTTTTAGGTAGTATAATCTCTTGGTTGAATATCTCTGAAACCATAGCATCTATGGCAGCAGTTCTGTTACAGTCAACTCTACCTATACTAAACTTATAAAATTCATTTTTAGCCATTTTAAGGTTTGAGTAGTAACAAGCATATACCTTGCCTCTATGTCTTTTAGCAAACTCTGATACTGCCTTAGTTTCTGGTAGAGCATCTATAACACAGATCAAAACCTTATACTCTCTCATTAAATCGTCTAAATCTTCCCAGTCGTGAGTACCAATGTATACTTTTCTTTTATTCTTATCTCTTATAGTAATATGCAGGACTCTGCCTACATCTATACCCATAAATGTTCCACCATCTACTTTGCAAGGAGCATTGTGTTCGCCTCTACACGCATACAATTCTTCTACTGTTATTGTAGCACCTTTGGGCTCGTATGGTAAACCAAGAATTTGGTTATACGCTTGTACTATCCTACTCTCATTACCGCTTGTCATTTCTTCTACAAGCTCCTCAACATTCAAGTTGTTCGTATATAACTGCGATGTTTGGTAACTGTTAAATTTGCCTTCAGGGTTGTTAGCTACATACTTGCCATCTAAAAACCAAGCCTCTTTAAGCTCTTTTTTACAGCTCCTACAAACAAGTTTTAGGTTCTCTGCATCTATGTTGTCTGTATATCCTAACTCCTGCCAAGTACCACAATGGTTACATTTAACATTCCAGTTTAACTGAGTACCCTCGTAATACATCTTATCTATTCCCCAGTCTGGGATTGTGGGCGTACTGAACCAACGCTCTAATTTCAATTTACTATGTTGCAATCTCTTAGGTATATAAGGCATTATTATATCGTCAATCCTATCTCTCTCATCTACGAATATAGCATCAGCATCAACCGATATAACCTGCTTCGGACTGTTAGCCCCTCTCCCATACCAGAAGCCAGAACCAAATCGTTTAAGCCCTACCTTGTCAGCATACTTAGTGCTTCCTTGTTCCTTACCCACGCTTGAACTCAGATAATCACTATCTAATATTGCAGGGTTTACTCTGGCTTGTACCATATCGTTTAAAGCCCCAGCAGTAGGCATTAAGTATAGAGAGTTGGCACTTAGCTGATCGGCTACATAGATACTCTCGGCTAAAAACCTTTCTGTTAAACCCATCTGGGCAGCCTTCCTAACGACTATCTTTTTGCTTGTATCTTTGTATAGGTCTACCAGCCATTTATGTTCTAAAAAGTCCAAGCGTTTCCCTCTGACTCGCCAATTTTTAACCCAGTCCCAAAAGCTAACTTGTTTGTTCGTCTGCTTCCATAGCTTCGCTTCTTTCTGTTTCCTTAATTCTTTGGTCAAGTTCTTCATCTGATAATTCTTTATATGGGTTAATTGATTTGCCTAATGATGTCATATCTATTGATTGAGATGGTTTACCTTCAAGATAGTTCCAAATTAAAGTAATCATTTTAGTATTGCCATCAACAATAGCTTTCTTTAGTACCTGCTTAACCAATGCTTCCTCGTAGGTATAGTCCTTGCCATCGGCTATCTTCATTAAAGCTTCTCTTACCTTAGTGGTGAAGCCTTTAGCCCCTACTGGTCTGCCCTCCCTGTTTATTCGTGTATCATCTTTTTTGAAATCGCCTGGTGTATTCATAAGTTGCTGTTACTCTGCTGTTAATTCTGCTGTCTTACCTGTGAAATCTTCCCACCTCTTTA